CCAGACTAGCCGCCGCAACCATGCTGATGATGTTGCGTAGCGGCAGTGCTACCTCTGTGTTCTCATTAAGCTTAGTAGCCATTTACTGCTCTGAGTTTAACCAAACGGCTAGCGAGCCTGTCATGGCACCAGTTACCACTGAAATTAGCGAAGCCTGCTGTGTTGTTAAATCTGGCTGGCTAAGCGCCCATTCAATGCATCTAATGTAAACGCCTGTCATGCACAGCATCATAAAACGTGGCAGTATCTTTAGCTCTAATAGCTTTCTTGCTACATCTTCTGCGCTCATTAGAACACACCCTGAAATCTCTGAGGCCTAGCTATCGGAGAAAACCCTTTTACCACTCCGCCCTTTTTTAGGGCTTGCGGACTTTTTTGCGAGCTTTTTGGGCTTTGCTTTGATTTCCCCGCTGTCGATAACGCTATCGCCACTGATTGTCTCTGCGGGTACCCCCCGCTCTTCAACTTCGACATGTTTGACGATATTGTTTTCTGACTCGTACCTTTTAATAGCGGCATTTCTACGCTCCACTTTTTTGGCTTTTTCTATTTCTGCAACTTTGCGGTTTAATGAACTTGCTGACATCTTATTGCCCCTTCGTCATGTTATTGAGCGCCGCAATGTCTCTCTGCGTTTGAATGCGCTCTTCTGCAACTCTGGTTTTTTCGTCCAGAGCTTCCTTTTGAATGTTAATGCGAGCCGCAGCTTCCATCTGGTCATTCAATTCTTTTTCACGCTCAAACTGAGCCTTGTCTTCCGCCTCTTTAGTCTTGCGCTCAATGTCAGCCCCACGAAGAGCTAATTCTTGCTGGCGAATAGCCACGAGAGGGTCTGTTTGCTGTGGCGGAGCAACCGCTTGAGCATATTGCTCAGTTAGTTCCCCAACCAACTCCGCCGCACGAGAAGCTATATCAGCCTGAACGGCCTGCATTCCCTCTGGAGAAGACTGCAACTGCATCATCTGTTCTTGAGAAACGCTAGCCATAATCTCTTCTTGCGCCATAGCTTCAGCCATAAATCCAAGGTGCTCTTGAATGTGACCCTGCAAGGTCATCACTATAGCTGCGTTAGCCTGTGCCACAGGTGTTGCAATAATTGCGAGGTGCGCCTCGATATGCGCCTGATGATTCTGTTCTGCAAAAGCTTGTAGAGGCTTACCGCGCATAGCCTCTTGGTTCTCTTTAGCTGGATTTGTAGGTTGCGGCACAGGTGGTGGAGGGAGTATGGCATCAACATTGGTAACTCCTAATGCTTCGTACATTTTGCGATAAGCCTGATATAATCCACGTTCATTACCGTGTATTTCAGGGTTTGACTGAACTAACTGTAATTCTGTCTGCGCTAAAGCGATACGCTGCGACATAGAAAAAATGTTCGGGTCGGACACTGGCATTACGTCAATGCGCTGGTCAAAATCAGTTACTTTTATTTCAGGAGGAGCCCCTGGAACTGCATAAGGGTACATAGGCGCCATAAATCTGGCAAAAACATTAGAGAGAAGCTTAAACTCTACCTTTTGCGAGTAATGAAGACGCTTGTGAATTGCGGACATAACCTTTGTGCCGCGCTCCATAATAGCCATAGTAGTGCCTACAGGCGTTTCTCCGCCCATCTCCGCCACCTTCATATCAGCCATAGACGCAAACCTACGTCCAGAGTCTACAAGCGTCCCTAGGAGCGCGTATAGCGTCTGTGATGGCTCTTTAAACGGCAGCGTCATCAAAGACTGACGAATATCCATACCAGCGACATCAATATCACGAAACTCACCTGGATTTAGTGGCTCATCTTCATCACGAATGCGAGCGCCGCGAGCCTTGAAGCCAGCGGGAAGGTTGGACAGGGTGCCAGCGTCAATAAGCTGCCTTAACAAGCTGGTTGCCGCCAAAGACAAGCCGCCAATCATGTGCGTCAACCCAAAACCGTAGAAGCCCAAACCAGGCAAGAATTTATAATGCACAAAGTAAGGCTTGGCACGGCGCATAGGGTCTGATTGCTCGTAATTACGGCGAATGGACAATACTTTGCCGTTCTTTTCGCAAATAGTAACAATGTACGGAATCTTCAGGCCTGTTTCTTCGCCCTCCATATCCATATCTTCAAACCCAGGCAAATCCAAGTTTGTATGCACCTCGTAAAGAGTTATGTCTTCGTTAGTTCCTGAAGGACTGATACCCTGAACCTCGTCAATGGTATCTTTGATTTCTGAATAATCTTCTTCAGAATACCCATCACCCGGCAAATCTATGTCAGAATAAAAACCATTTAGCTGAAGCTTTCTTACCTCATTCTTGTCCATTTTAACGATATGCGTAATTCTAGAAGCAGACGCTAAATCTGTCGCGGTGTAAGGAACAACCAAATCTTCAGCGTGAACAAACTTAGACGCGGCTCTCTGAAGCAAGGGGTCAAAATAAATCTTCTTAAAGGTGCTACCTATTATGGGTAGATAGAACAACATCTGGTCTAACTCAGGGTCGTACTCTTCCATCTCATAGGTAATCTGATAGTTCATGTAGTTTTTTACACGGTCAGCCTGCTGCAACTTCTCAGTTGTCTCTTCGCCTATAACTTGTGTCCGCACAGGGCCACCAGCAGGCAATAGCTCACGATAAGCCTGCGCCTGAAACTGAGTAACAGATTCCGCAAGCAAAGGATGCACAACGCCAGAAGCTCCCTCAAAAGGTTGGGAACGCTCTTCGTAATTCATGCCTAAAAGCTCGATGCCTTTTTTGTAAGTGCTTTCCCAATCTTCACGAGAGGACATATCGTCCTCTACGTCACCCATCAAGTCAGAAGCGATAGAGGAGGTTTCTGACTCATCCATAAAATCAGCTAAATTAGCATCAAAAGGAATGTCAATCGGAACCTCTGTCATCATCATTTCTTCAGAAATGTCACCCATGAGTACGGAGCCATCGTCCAATGTTACTTGACCCGGCTCGGCTGCCATTTCAACAATGTCGATTTTCTCTTCTGGGTTTATGGGGATGACATTATCACCACCAGAACCTATTCCTTTTTCAACTGCCATTTTACGCCTCTTTTATAAAAGTGTTGGAGCAAGCAATGCGGCGCAAATAGTGGAGGGTACTATCGCGCCATCTAGGGCAGAAGGGCTTCGCCCCAGCATAACAAAAGCTTGCCCCAACCTCATTATAGAATATCCCTCTGATTGCCCATGTCTGAAGGATAGTCTTCTAAATCACCATCTGTCTTTGGAACGCCCAGCTCCCAAAGATTACATACCTTCTCTATAGAGCAGGCAAAGTGCAGCTTATCGCAATAACCCACGCCCTCTTCTAAGCCCAACCCCTCGGAAATGCAATTCAACATAGATGACTGTAGGTTAAAATACTGACAAGTGCCACAACGCGCATTCTTGTTTTCCCAAGTCGCAGTAGTTGGACCATATGAATACTCGTCTACAGCGGCCTGTTTGTTTTCTTCATTAATGTTTTCGTCTTGTGTGGAAACGGGGCATACAAAGTTATCATCATCCCCATCGCCGTAGCCAGGAATCATGTCCTCAATGCTATTCATGTCGATTTCAATGCGGATAACAGACATTAGAACACTCCTTTAAACTTAGTGCCGCGCATTGCGGAGCCACAGCCGCGTACTTCCCCGCCGCCTTCATAACCTTCAACATCAGCAAACTTTTGAGAGCCACTTTTAGGCAAAGGGTTAGCCTTGCGAGCAGCTTTGTTTCTCAAAAGCTGGTCAACTTCCTCACGGACTTTAGCCTGCCTACGAGCTTTACGCTTGTTCCCCTTACCTTTGCGAGCCTCACGCTGAATAGCATCATCATACGCCTCAATCTCACGGCGCATTTTTTCAAGGTCAAATCGTTTTTCGTCAGCGGCTCTTTGTGCGTCAAACTTCATTAAAATATCCCCTTAAAGTCTGTGCCGCGCATAGCGGAACCATACCCACGAACAGCACCACCAGAAGCATACTTGCGCGGCTGTTTGCTAAAGTTAGGAACACCAGATTTTTGGTTTAAAATAGCCTTGTTGTACGCATCATACTGAGAATTAGTAAGACTAGACACGCCTTGTGTCGTGCCTTTTGTCATAATCTGCTTCAATGTTAACCCGTCAATCTTACCCATTTACTTTTTCTTTCTAACAGAACCGCCATACATCATCCCCTGCGCTTTGCGAGGAGATACTGCGCCGCCCTTTGCCTTCTTTACAGGCTTTGGCTTCGACTTGTTACCGCCACCTTTTATAGTGGTGTCTTTACTATTGCCAACGCCCTCAAGGTAGGAATTAAGAATGTCGCCGCCCATGTCCATAGGCTTGAAGCCAACGCCCGGCTTCTTAATCTCGCCGCCATCTGCCTTGGTATCAATACCAGCTATAGCCAAAAATGCATCATGCATAGGATTGCGCTTGCCTGAAGCGTACTCCTTGTCTCTCTTAGCACTTCTTGCGTTTGCTCTTTCAATGGCTTCGCGCTGTCGCTTGGCAATCGCAGGGGCTGCCGCTTCAATATCTAAAATAGCCTGTTCTAACGCGCTTAATTTCTGATTTTTTGGCATTTTACTTTACCCCACTAAAAGAGCCGCCACGCATAGCAGAACCCATGCCACGGCAAGAGCCTTGCGAACCTGAATTACGAGCTTCACCGCCGTACCTATACTTATTAGCAAGTCCAGAGTCCATGTTTTGCTGAACAGCTTCGGGAAGCTTAGAAAAGCCCTTAAACTTCTTTGGAACCGCTTCGCCGCCATCTTTATAACCTTTAGCCATATCTTCGCGCATCTTCTTTGAAGGCATCTCAGTGCGCTCACGACTTGCGTTACGCTCTTTACGCTTCTTCTTGCGAATTTCTTTTACTTCATCAGACATAACAGGAGCAGCAGGGCCGCCCTTTTCCATTTTCTTCGGCTTTGAATTGCAATGAGCCATTAGTAATACTCCCGCTTTCTACGATAATCTCTGTATTCATCTTCATCATAATCAGAGGGAGTAACAATAAATCCACCCTGCCTGAACCTTAGTATAGCCTGTGTCATCGAATCCGCCAAGTCATCATGTTCGCCATTAGGAAATGCCGCACATTCCTCGAC